GTGGATCAAAGTGAATTCTTAGATCGGTCCCAGTCTCTTTTACAAATGCTTCAAACATTTCCTGCTTACTGGCATTTCCTTTTCCGCTAGCAAGTTTCTTGACTCTGGTTGGCTGAATGACATCAAGTGGAATAGATTGCTGCCACAGCTTGTACTTGAGAATACCTGTGTTCTCTGCTATGTGAAAGATTCGACCCTTGGCAGCATAGGCATAGTCCTCAAGAGCAACCTGATCGCTTCCAATGAGTAGTTCTACTGCCCAGTCTGAAATGCTATCGTATCTTCCACACTCTGCGGTGTAATCCGGAAATAATTCTCCACGAATGTTATTGTTGAACATCGTGGCATTCTTTTTGGTATCAGTCAGAAAATAGAACATGCAGTTCTTATAAGAAAACTCCCCGTGCATTCTGCCGTTGAAGATGCAGATACAAGGGGAAGTTAACGAGTAGTCAATACCAGCGATTATCACATACTATTTATTTGTCTCTCACAAACCCACTTAAATGGTTTTTTAATTTTCCAAGTAGCTCATTATCTTTTATATGACTTCTGAGAGTTTCTAGCATGTTATGATCAATACTAGCAAATTGTAATTGCTCTTGGCCCTTTTCTTTAGAAACTGCTTCAAGTCCTTTTTGTCTATCTTGTGCTGAAAGATCTCCAATTCTTACTAAGATTTCAGGTCTAGCCCTAATAATTCTTTTTTCGGGATCGTCATCACTTGAAACGGTTATATTTCTATAAATGGGAGAATGGGGAATGGTTGGATTACCAAAAATTTGTGTGCCTTTAATAGTGTGTTCTATAGTTTTACCTGGAACAATGACAGGAAGTTTTGCTTGTCCTTCTTCTGTGCTTGGTCCTAATATCAATTTTTTTGATCCAGATTGCATTAAAGACCATGCAACTTCTGGAGTGCTTAATTTGAATTTATCAGCGATAAATCCTCTTAATTGAGATGAATCAATTTTTCCAGATTGGATATTAGAATCTATTGTTTTAACTAGTTCTTTATATTCCTTTTGAGATTCAGATCTTGCAATTTTTTTTACTTCGGAAGCTGCTTCTTTTGAAGATTTTGGAAGATTGCGTATTTTTATACCTCCAACAACCTCGCCTATTCTGTCATGTAATTGAGAAAATGGATCGGTCAAGCCCATAACTTCTCTTTGTTTTTCATCAGCTCTTTGAGATAATGTTGTATTAATTCCTTTTACATCTATTCTTTTAGCTTTCATATCTCCAGTTTTGGAATCGATATAATATTCCATAGCATCATCGCCATTTGCTGATGTTCCTTTTTTTGATAATTCTGAAAAATCTGCAATAAATCTTGGTAATAAATCGGAACTATGGGCTACATGCAAAGATCTAACTGCATGAACCATTCTTGCTAAATGTTCAGCATTTTTACCTCTAGCAGAATCACTTCCATCAAAAATATTTGATTCTAGTTTTCTAAAAACTTCTTGAACAGATTCAGAATCTTTTTCAAAACGAATTCTTTTAGCCTTACTCTCTAATAATATTTTTATAAGTTTAAGCCTATAGTCCATACCTTATTTAGTAAGATCGACTAATTCACATGCCCCAGCCGTGCAGCTAAAAGTCTGGGTTCCTGTGGTGTTGTCTTCCTTCTCATACTTGGACAATTCGCTCCAGTCAACATCCTTTGGAAGCTTGGCAAGCATGGTTTCGTACTGCTCCTTGGTGCAGTCTTCATAAGGAGCCTGACGATAGGTGTGATCTGAGTGCGGAAGAAACGAAATACCGCTGATCTCATCGAAGTGCTTGTAGACCCAGGCCCCAACTTCCATCCACTCTTCGTCACGAACAGTAATAGTGACGCTTGGCTTGTGTTCGCACCAGTACTGCTGATAGGTGAGCCAAAGTTCCAACTGCTCAAGAGCAGTCATGTCATTACGAGTTATGCAATGCTCAGGAGCCTTCATGGGGAATGAGAAGACCATGGTGTGGCTTGGCTTCATAACGCATGGTTCAGCAGGGAATCCCTTGTCAATCATAAACTGGCAGATTGGATCCTTACGGTCAGCACGAACGCGACGAATATAATAGCTAGCGTGACGAGCATGAATACCCGAAGCAGCATCTACTAGTTGGCTAACCGTACCGCTTGGCTTGACGCAAGTGATTGCAGCAGATTCGTTGATCTTGAGTTTATGTGCGAACTCCTTGTTGGTATCTACGGCAACATGGCGTAGATGCTCAAGTAGATCGGGTAGATCACCAGCACGACCATTGGTGATTTCATTATCCATGATACCAGTCAGAGATACACCAAGCAGACGCTCTTCTTCGCAGTTCTTCTGCCAATCGCTTGAAAGGTATCGGAACTTTGTAAGAGTTGACTGGAATGTACCAAGAATGGTGGCAAGACGGACCTTACGAGCAAGAGTATCTGGAGTATCGTCAGCACGAATCACGACTTCAGATAGATTGCAAAACTCACGATCACGCAAAATAATTTCTGAGCATGGGTTGGTTCCGAAGTCGTAGTTTGGATTACGACGATCACCAAGACGCTTGGTTTGATTCTTTGCAGCTTGACGATTGAAGATACCACGCTCACCGCTCTTGCTCTTGACTAGAGCAACCCATTCGTCCATGAAGGTTTCCATGTCTGGCTTGCTCTTGTATGATGCAGAGTTGTTTGCAAGTGCTCTTTGACCGTTGTTCTCCCACCATGCACCACTCTTTGCATTACGCATACGATCATCATCAAGTGACGATAGAGAGATGAGAGCAGAACGACGAACGCCACCTACAACTACGATTTCAGCAATTTTACATACGATATCGTGGCATTCGACCGTAGTGAGCTTTCTACCAGCTGCCTTACGGAAGGTTTCAATGGTAAAGCGGAAAAGGTCTTCCAACGGTTCAGGTCCTGATGCTCGTCCACCGAATGTTTTAAGTCTTGCTCCAGCAGGACGAATTTTTGAAATGTCCCATCGCGGTATCTGACCACCAATGAGTAACGAGAAGAGTTCCTTATAAGCCTTGGCCCAGCCAATCTTAGAGTCCTCCACAACAATGAGTGAATCACTGTCGGTAAATTCTTCAGCAATAGTAGGAAGTTTTTCAACGAAATCCCTTTCGACGGAGAATCCAACACCTGTACCGCACATTAAGATGTATAAAATCTCATCAAACGAGCGAACCTTGCTCGTAGAAACATAAGAGCAGTTATACCCTGCTACATGGTCGCGCTCCAAAGCCTCGCCTGCGGTCATGAGGCAGCGCATAGACGGCATCACTTCCAAATTCAGAACAGCTGCTTCAAGCTCCTTGCGTAGATCCTTTGGCAACTTGTAATTGCAAGTTTCCTTGAGGTGGGTTTCGAAAAAGTCAAAGTAACGAGCAACGGTTTCGTTCCATGACTCCCTTCGTGTCTCCTCATCGATCCAACGAGCATAACGGGAAGCGTGAATAAAACTCTGGTATGGAGTTGGTAGTGACATATGAAAATCCTTAAAGTTGTGGCATTCTAGCCATGTTGGGTATTTAGTCAATATTTACTTGGTAAGTTCAGCCCAGCAGACTGGGAAATATGGCTGAATTAGACTACCCATGGCATCTGCATATTCCCGAACTTCCCATTGAGCATGGGGGTCGATTCTTTGCTTAAAAACACGGGCATAAGCGGCCAGAGAACCTGTCCAGTACCATTCGGTGTATGTACCCTGGGGTAATGCAAAACGAGCCTGTTCTGGGGCTATACCAGCCTCTAGGAGCCAGTTGTAGGTCTTTAGGGCATCGCTAGCAACCCCAAAGTACATGGCCTCAGCAGACGCTAGCGTGTCTTCGTTGGTGAGGAAGTCTTCTGACCCCTGCTTGGCCCCATTTGTGGGCTTAGAACGCCATTTTGGAATGTAAATTTCTGGCTCTTCGGTAACATACCGACGAGAAATTTCGTTCTCAACGAACCCTACCTTGTGCTTAAAAAGCTGTGTACGAATCGAAATAGGGGCCTTGATGTGAAGCATGATCTGGGGATGGGC